GTGTTGCGGTGTGCTGTATTTCTGTTCTGAAAAGTCATACTTATTCTCTTCTGTAAATCCTGCTTCTTTATCTGTAGCAAATCTCGGGAGTTCATCGAATTCTTTACTACCCATTATTGTATTTTCTTCTGTGACGCTGGGATTACTTTTCTCTCTATCCTTGCTGGGTTCTGTTGATAATCTTAACAGTTCTTTCACATCACCTTTCAACCTCTCTATGTATACTGCACCATCCATCAATTCTTCTTGAAGATGTTGCAGCCACTCTAGAGTATCAAGGTCTGTTCTCTCCGTATTCGTGCCGTATTTGTTCAATCCGGCTTGCTCTCTATCTCTTAATTGGTCTATGACTGATGTTACGTTTTTGTCTCGTCGCTCGCTCATTATTCTTTTTATAGTTTGGAGGTTGTGGGTTATAGTCAGGATTCTTTCTTATCTTGACTATGTAACCCGTGTAATTGTCCTTTGTTTTGTATGTCAGCACAGTCTCCGAAATGAACTTCTGCTGTGGGTCGTTCATGCAGTGTTGCCCTGTGCTGTATTGGGTGGGAGTTGTAGGATGGACTGGATGGAAGTGGGTACTTTTCCGTGTCCCTCTTCCTTCTTTCTCTTCGCGTGTGCATCATATAACTTCTCAAAGTCCCGTTTAGATTCTTTGTCCTTTTCAGGGTCTATATCGATTTGTGTCTCGCTCATTTATGTCCTTTACTGAAAATTTTCTAGACTGAAAAACATACTGAACAATTCACTTACCTTCCATGGCTAGCTCATTGATGATAATAATGTCTCTAGCAATTTCTTTTTAGATTGTCTACGGTCTAGTTCTATTCCCTGTTTTCGACCATATGCCTCTAGCTGTTTCTTAGTCATCTTGCTAAGTTTCGCTTGGAGTTTCTCTGCTTTTTCTTCTGCGATCTCTGTTTTGGCTTCAGGCCATCCGGAGACGAACGCTTTAATTCTTGACCATATTGTCATGTCAATCCTTTCATTGTTTATTAATTATTATTGTTATTCTATTATCCCTGTATTTCCATTATTGCATATCCATCGCCTACAGACATCTGTGTTTTATTATTATTACTGATTGAACTTATTTGTAAATTAAATGTTGCAGATCCAGAATAACCAGCAACACAGACATTAGGTATTGAAAATCTATCATTATCAGAATGCATTCTATTTTCTGCCTTCACAAGCACACCACCATCTTTTGTAATTTGAACTCCTGATTGCCCAGCTTGAGATCCTCTATTAACTGTTCCCATTCCTAATATCATCAATGTATTACTTGAACTCAACATAGTGTATGCCAGACTACAACCTGAAACATCAGAGTAGGTAGATGTACTAATTTGTGGTGAAGAAGTGCACAAAGCAAAAGTAGTTCTTAAAATATGACCAGCAGGAAAATGAACCTTATCCGTGATTACACCACCATCATCTATTGTTGAGAAACACAGCTGTCCTGCCTGATCCTGAAGTTTCAAAGCATTGCCGATTCCCGTTGCTGCTTTAACTATTAAGTCACCCATGTATTATTCCTGTTTTGATTTGTAATCTTTTATTGCTGCCTTGATAGCATCTTCCGCTAATACACTACAATGAATCTTGACTGGTGGGAGGGATAGTTCTTCGACTATTATCGTATTCTTTACTTCCATAGCAGTATCAACGTGTTTATCCTTTACCCATTCCGTAGCAAGGGAAGACGCTGCGATTGCACTACCACAACCGAATGTCTTGAATTTTGCATCTATTATCTTTTGGTCTTTGTCTACTTGGATCTGTAGCTTCATAACATCGCCGCATGCGGGAGCACCCACAAGGCCAGTACCGACATCATTACTCCCACTATCCAGACTACCAACATTTTTTGGTCGCTCATAATGTTCTATTACCTGTTCTGAATATGCCATATACCCTTTCTATTATATTTATACCTGTGGATTTAGTTCACTATGTATTTATTAAGAAAGTTTTCACAGGACTCTGTCATACCAGGAATTATAGGTATTTTAGGTCGTGTGGAGTCACCAAACAGGTCTGGTTTGTCCCATTTGACCCGAAAGAACCTATGTTCGTTATTAATGTTGAAACACCGTATACCTGCTCCGGATTCATTCATATCTCTCATCCAATGGCAGTTATAGCAACATTCCTGTTCTTTGGGAATCTTATCCCATCCCAATTCACGTTCTAAGTATTGTCTTATTTCATTCATATTATATATCAGTTATAGGCATTTGAAATAGTGTGTTAACCCAATCAGGTGGTTTGTTTCTGGAAAATACTACCCATCCTATATACTGGGTGGGATTTCGCCAATGTCTTTTTCTGTAAAATTCATTCATTGAAACTCCCGTAGTAAGAACATCATCGACAATACAAATAGGATGGTCAAGATTTCCTGTACCATATCTATTCAATATCTTCCCTAACATCATACCACCCCGAGGAATACCTATTGCTTCCCTAAACGGAACGGAATGTTCCATAATCATATGGGCTATACACTCCCACTCATCAGGTGTAAGTGCATCCATCTCTATTTTCCATGTGAGGTCTAATCCAGCATGGGATGTGAAGTCTATCTTCTGAAATAAATCTATCATAAATAATAGTATATCATAAAAACCTCAAATGTCAAGAGATATGAAAAAATTATTAGCATGTGGATGTAGTTACACAAAACATCTTACTACGTATGATGAAAAGCGTGGACAGTTTGATACAAGAACCATTCTAACCAAAGATAATAACACACCAAATATTCCTACATATTGGCCCGAATTAGTAGCTAATGATCTAGGATTAGATTATCTTAATACTGGTGAGCCCGGAGCAGGTAATGATAGAATCTTCAATAATGCCATTAAACGTATAACAGAATATGATGATATAGAAATTTTGTGTGTTTTATGGACACAAATGTTCAGAATGAATCTGTGGAATTATACCGAAGAAATGGAAACTATAAATGTATTTTCACATGGTCTAGCCGTTTTTAGTAAAGAAGATCCAGTAATCTATGAAACGGCTGAACTATATCTAGATAAATTAAAAGGTCGAGGATCGGAGTTTTGGATAAACAAATACATGTACAACTATTTTACCAACATATCAGTATTAATGGCTCTCTGTAATAAATTAGGAATAAAAATAATAATGGCTCAAGCAATGATGTTTGAACCTGATGCTGGTGGTATATGGACAGAAAGTATGAATTCAAATTATTATGATAACAGATACGTTGAATTAGTTGCCGACATAGATTTCGACCCTAAACATTTTATAGGTTGGCCGATTATGCAACGATTAGGCGGTACTGCTCTTCAGGATTATGGTTCAGAACTACATAAACAAGAAAATGTAACGGGGGAAAGAGATTGGCACCCAAACGACAACGGACACAGGATAATAGCAAATGAATTTCTTAAAAAATATAAAGAAATATACTACTAGAAAATACTATAGTATACGACTATTTTTACACAAATTTAAAAAGAAAAAAGAGACTAAAATCGATCCAGAAACTTTTATATATGACTAGATTAGTTACTTTCGGCTGTAGTAATACGTTTGGTGTTGCATTACCTGATGTATGGGATTATAAAAAACAACAACAAATAAATGAACACGGTCCCAGCAAATATGCATGGCCGCAATTATTGGCCGACAGATTAAATTTAGAATGCGTTAATCTAGGAATACCCGGAGCAAGTAATAAAGAAATCTGGCATACCATAGTAAATATAGAATTTCATCAAACAGACATAGTTATAATACTATGGACTTGGTATGATAGATGGTGTGTTTTAGATAAAAAACAAAATAATTATGAAATAACACAATCATTTACTACACACAAATTACCATACACCACGTATGATATGGTATTAGATTTTTATTTACGATGTAATCATATAGAAACACTCTTAAAAGATAAAGTAAAAATTATCAAACATGGTACTCAACAAGTTCTTCCAGAAAATCCACAAAGCCCTATGTATGATTCTAATATTAATATTGTGCCTAATTGGAACAAAATAATAAATTTTCTAAATGTGTCGTTTGCTCATATTAGACTTAATTGTCCAGTTGCATTAGATAATATACATCCGGGAACTGAAGCTCATGAAATATTTGCAACAGCAATTTATGCTGATATTCTTAGTTCAATTGAACCTTTAAA